CCCTATAGAAAACATAGAATTACAGGATATTAACTTCTATACAGCATTTGAAGAAGCAGTAACAACCTACGGTAATGAAATTTATGCTTACAAGGTAAGACAGGATTATCTTTCAATGGAAGGAGCTTCCAATACCACCAATTTAAACTCGGTGGTCATACAGCCAAACTTTGCCGGAATTGTTAGACTATCCAGACAGTACGGAGAAGAGGCAGGGGTAGGGGGAACAGTTCCTTACTACACAGCATCTTTTCACACCAGAGCAAATCAGCAGGATTATGATATGAATGCCTGGGCACAAGCTTCGGCTTCCCTAGCACCTGGAGATACAATAGAAATTAAGAGGGTATTTTATGAATCACCTCCGGCAATTGTAAGGTACTTTGATCCTTATGCAGGAACCGGAACCGGGATGATGAACCTGCTGGATACTTTTGGATGGGGCAATTATTCCCCGGCTATTAATTTCCTCCTAATGCCTATAAATTATGATCTTCAGAAGATCCAGGCAATTGAATTTAATGATCAGATTAGAAAATCAAACTACTCATTTGAATTAGTAAACAACCAATTAAGACTATTCCCAATCCCGACCGTGGATGACGGTAAAATGTTCTTTGAGTATATCAAAAACTCAGATAGGAATAGCGTTATAGATCCAACAGTAACCGGATCAACAGCAATCACCAATGTATCTAATGTACCTTACGCAAATCCAAACTACACTCAAATTAATTCTATCGGCAGACAGTGGATTTTTGAATATACTTTAACTTTAGTAAAAGAAATGCTAGGATACGTTAGAGGAAAATATTCAACCATCCCAATCCCGGGAGCTGAAGTTACCCTTAACTCAGCAGATCTAATCACAGCAGCAACGGCAGAAAAAGCATCCCTACTAGAAAGACTTAGATTACATCTAGAAGATACTTCAAGAGACAAGCAATTAGAGAGAAGAGCGTTGGAGGCAGATTATAAACAAAAGGAACTAAACCAAGTTCCGCAATTAATTTTTATAGGATAATGAAATTAGTAAAACTACTAAACGAAATTCAATTTTTCATGTATCAGACTTTGGTATATGTAGAATTTGATGACTCAACCAATATTACGGATGTTGCCCAGTTAATCAGGAGCGTACAGTACGTAACAGTTGTAAACAATAAAACTGATAAGGAGGATTTAGAGCCTAGAGGCTTGCTAGAAATTAAGGTAGTGACAACCAAACCAGGAACCGAAACCTTTGAATTAGTAAGAACAGAGGCTCTAAAACTTATACCTGAATTAAAAAAATTCAAATACAGTACAAAGCAATTAAATAAAATAAAAGATCTGTAATGGCATTATACGGAGGATCGAGAGATATAAGCATGTTCAGGCACGTCAGCAGAGAGTTGATGCAGAACATCATTTCTCAGCAGGTCGTCTTTTATAAGTGTAACATTACAGAGACTACAATCAATATTTACGGAGAGGCAGCAGGAGGGAGAGTCTTTGATGAACCGGTCCTACTTTACTCTTTAATAGAAAGAGGAGACCAGACTGCACCCATTCAAGATGATTTAGTGGGCTTTAAATGGCCTGTTACTTTTAGATTCCTAAGGGATGATCTAGTGGATGCTAAAGTCGTACCTGAGATTGGGGATATAGTAATGTGGCAGGATGCCTACTGGGAGATTGATAATGAGAATATCAGTCAACTATTTGTAGGTAAAGATCCAGATTACCCCTACACGGATGATAATGGAAATAATCCTCTAGAAACAGATTTAGCAGAATTTGGCTATAATGTATCAGTAATCTGTACCGCACATTACGTACCTGCAGATAGAATAGGCATTGATAAACAAAGATTATAATGGCAAAGCAGAGAAAACCAATACCAAAAACGCAGAAAGAAATCAGCAATTCTCTGGTTACTCCTTATAATCCTAGGCAGGGAAATCCTAATGATGCTGATCCAGATAAAAACAATAGGGCATTACAGACTTCCTTCAAAGGAGATACTACAAAACCATTCACCGTCGGTCTTCAGGATATTGATGAAGCAATTTTTTACTATTTTGAGAATGTGATTAAACCAGTAGTAGTCCAGAATGGCCAAAGTCTACCGGTGCCGGTACTTTACGGATCACCAGAAAAATGGAAATCATTTCAAAAGGACGGTTATTTGAGAGATCTGAAAGGTGCTACAATGGCTCCTTTAATTATCTTTAAAAGGGAGAGCATTGATAAGAATAGAACAATAGCCAATAAGCTAGATGCTAACAACCCTCATAACTATACAATTACTCCTAAAAGCTATACTTCAAGGAATGCATACTCAAGCTTTGATCTTTTAAATAACAGAGTTCCTGAAAAAGAATTTTATGCAGTAGTAGTTCCGGATTATATTACCGCAACCTATACTTTTGTAGTCTTCACATACTATGTAGAGCAGCTGAATAAGATAGTGGAAGCAATACAATACGCCTCAGATTCATATTGGGGTAATCCAGAAAGATTTAAATTCCAGGCCAGGATTGATTCTTTTGGGTTCCAGGCACAATTAAATGAAAGCGATGAGAGGGTTGTTAGGAGTACTTTTACTGTCAAGTTAAGCGGTTATCTAGTACCTAATACTATCCAGAAGAGCAGCACTGCTATTAATAAAGTTTACGGAGTGACTAGAGTTAACTTTACAACCGAGGTAGTAAGTTCTCTGGATACCGGAACAGAAGACCCGGGTATGTAATTTAACTAATTTTTCACCCAATTAATACCTATTTATATTAGAACTATCTAATTAAAAACAAAATGGCAGAAACTTTAATATCACCAGGTGTACTTGCAAGAGAGAATGACTCTTCCTTCATCACCCAACAACCAGTAACCGTAGGTGCAGCAATTATCGGCCCTACCGTACTAGGTCCTGTAGAAGTACCAACCGTTGTAACTTCTTACAGCCAATTTCAAAACACATTCGGGACTACATTCACAAGCGCTAGTGGGGTGTATACATACTTTACCTCAATTGCGGCTTATAACTATTTTGCAAACGGAGGAGAATCTCTACTAGTAGCTAGAGTTGTTAGCGGCTCCTACACCTCTGCTGTAACAGCAGTCAGTGGAAGTAATACTTCCGGATCTATAGTATTCGAAACACTTTCTAAAGGTGTTATTATGAATAACTCAGGATCTGAGACAGGCGGTGCTCTAATAAGCGGTTCCTCAGACAACGTAAGATTGCAAATTTTAAATTCAAATACTTCTTCAGGAACATTTGATTTGCTCGTAAGACAGGGAGACGATACAGCAACCACTTTTACAGTCTTGGAAACCTGGACTGGGTTAACATTAGATCCATTCTCACCTAACTACGTAGCTAAAGTGATTGGAGACCAATCATTCAACTATGCTTCTTCAGGTACAGTTACTACTTAGAAATAACAGGATCTTTCCCGGTAAATTCAAAATACATAAGAGTAAGATCGGTAGTAAATGCAACCCCTAATTACCTTGATAACTCAGGAGTAGCGAAAGCAGCTTACACCTCTTCTATCCCGGTTAATAGCTCAAGTTCATTCACAGGTGCAACAGGCGATATCAAGGGAGGTGCTAAATACTACAACACAATTGACTCATCAAATACACAAGGATTAGAAGGTAGTAACTACACCAATATGATCAACTTGTTATCTAACCAAGATGACTATAGATTTAATGTGTTATTAACTCCTGGATTATTTAATTCATTACATACCTCACAAGCAACTAGTATTATTAGTAACACACAGAACAGAGGTGATAGCATTTACGTATTAGACTTAGTACCTTACAATTCTCAAGTTGGCACAGTGACTGGCCAGGCAGCCTCTAGAAACTCTTCCTACGCCACTTCTTACTGGCCTTGGTTACAAGTTTTAGATCCAGACTCTGGACAACAGGTTTGGGTTCCTGCTTCAACTTTGATCGGAGGTGTTTATGCATTCAACGACTCAGTTAGTGAGCCTTGGTTTGCACCAGCAGGTATCAACAGAGGCGGATTAGGTAATGTAATTAGAGCAGAGAGAAAATTAGCTCAAAGTGACAGAGATACCCTTTACAGCGGTAAAGTTAATCCAATTGCAACATTCCCAGGAACTGGAGTTGTAGTTTACGGCCAAAAGACATTGCAGCAAAAAGCATCTGCTTTGGATAGAGTAAATGTAAGGAGATTGTTAATTGCATTGAAGTCTTACATCTCTCAAGTTGCTAACAACTTAGTATTCGAACAAAATACAATTGCAACTAGGAATAGCTTCCTTGCACAGGTTAATCCTTACTTAGAATCGGTACAGCAAAGACAGGGTTTATATGCATTCAAAGTAGTAATGGATGACTCTAATAACACACCGGATGTAATTGACAGAAACCAAATGGTAGGTCAAATCTACATTCAACCAACTAAGACTGCAGAATTCATCTACTTAGACTTCAACTTGACACCAACTGGAGCTACATTCCCGGCTTAATTTTTAAATCGTTAATATTTATAACTAAATAAGACAATGGCAATTCTAACATCAGACGAAATATTTTTCACCGCCTTCGAACCAAAGGTACAAAACAGGTTCATCATGTATGTTGATGGTATCCCTGCCTACCTTATCAAGGGTGTGAGTGGGCTAGGTTTCGAGCAAGGTGAGATCATACTAAACCATATCAACGTTTACCGTAAGATTAAAGGTAAATTAAGATGGAATGATTTAAACTTAACTCTCTTTGATCCGATCACCCCTTCAGGAGCACAGGCAGTAATGGAGTGGGTTCGTTTACACCATGAATCAGTTACCGGCCGTGACGGTTATTCAGATTTCTACAAGAAAGATGTTGTAATTGACATTGTAGGACCAGTAGGGGATGTAGTATCTGAGTGGGTTATTAAGGGAGCGTTTATTAAAAATGCAAACTTCGGAGACTTAAACTTCGATAACGATTCTGCTGCACAGAATATTACAATGACTCTAGGAATGGATTATTGCATACTTAACTTTTGATGCAGTCTTAAACTTCTACTTTTCAAAAAGCCTCCTATTTATAATAAAGATAGGAGGTTTTTTTATGGAGGAATATTTTAAAATTATTAGGCAGGCACTTTCCGAAAGCAGAAAGAAAGGAATTACTTATTATGAAGCACATCATATAACTCCTAGGAGCTTTGGTAAACAGTCAAGCACAGTGCTGCTAACACCAGAGGAGCATTATAGATGTCATAAGCTACTTGCAGAGTATTTTAAGGAGCACACTATTTACGGTAAAAAAATGCTTTGGGCTTTTCATCGAATGAGTTACGATGGTAGGCGTGAGTTAACAGAAGAACAGTTTGGAGAAGCTAGGAGAATCTTACAGAGTTTATGGAAAGCTGATAAAACAGCGACACACAAAGAGAATATTCGCAAAACCCGGGTAGGTAAAAAAACAATAGTTTATCCGGAGACTAACGAGATTAAGTACGTATTGACAGAAGAGTTACAAGAGTGGATAGACCGGGGATGGGAAAATACAAATTATAAAAAAGGACGTACCGGACTTATATCAGAAGAAGGTAGCCGGAAATTAGCAGAAGCTCGAAGAAGAGAGCAGACAGGAAAAACAGGACTCTCTGCTCAAGCAGCAAAAGGGCCTTATACAATAGAATTTCAAGACGGAAAAAAGTTTACAGAGGGGAGTTATTCACAATTGTCAAAAGCAGCTAATATACCACTAGTAACACTTCAGCATCGATACGTTCATAAAAAAGGACAAATGTTGAAAGGTTGGTCTATTTATTAATAAGAAGATTTTTTTATTATATGAAACTTAGCATTATATTACAGGAAGTAATTTTACCTACCAACTTAAAGATTCTTTTAGGCAGGTTAAAAGACGAAGGGTATACTGTGTTAGGTTCCGGAGATAATGGTATAGCACTTCAAAAAGGAAGTAAGGTACTTAAGTTAACTACTGATGTTGATGAGCTAGAACACGCTAAAAAACTCTTAAACCATAACTTTCCAAGTGTAATCCCTATTGACAAAGTAGAAGTTCTAGGACCCAAGTCCGGAATAATAGAAATGGCAGATGCACAGCCTCTAACACAGGCGGAGAAGAGGGAGGTAGGCATACATAGTCTAAATGCAGAAGATTATTTATTTCACGGAGGGGAATTAAGTGATAACCTTTCGGATAAAATGAAGGAGTTTTTAGTCGGATTAAGAGAAGCGTTTATAAAATCAGGTATTGACCCAGAAGAGATTGATTGGTCCCCGGATAATATAATGAACTTCCAGGGAAGATATGTCTTAGTAGATGTATAAAGCTTAAATCCTATATATTTATAATAGAATAGTTACAATAAACCAGTATATGACAGAATTTAAATTTCCGACCGAGATTATTGATCTTCCTTCCAGAGGATTGCTCTACCCCAAAGATTCCCCACTTGCA